TTCGTGCACGAAGATGGGGCAGCCGAGCAGTTGGCGAAATCGCCGTATCCAAAAGACTGGAAAGGGTCGAAATCGGACGAAGCGTGGGTCGCCCAGCAAGAGACGGACTTAACAGAAAAGGAAAAAGACGCCGACGGAGCGGGTGAGATCGCAGGGCACCGCCGCTTTTTGAAAAAATGTAAAACGTTTGCTAAGTTTCAGGCGTTTATTAAAACATCCGATTACTGGGCCGACGATTACGCCATTGAGATCCTCGCTCAGCGTTTGCGTCTCAATATTTTGATTGCCGACATCGGTTACGGAGTCAACTCGACGACGGGAGACGTTAGTAGTGAGATGACCCTTATTTTGCAGCGAACAGGGCAGCACTTTAATGCCATGTTCAAAAAAGGGACGTCAAAATATGTAATGCGAACGGACGGCCCGATTGTAAGTGGACTGAAGGGTAAACGAGGCGGCGGGGATGATTCGACAGACAAGGAGGAAACCGAAGAGCCTGGTAAGGATGATACGCCGATAACAGATCCAGAGACAGAAAAAGATTCCGCTGACGAGGAAACGGAACCCGCTCAAACGGAAACGGATGAAACAAAAACTCCTGACCAAGACACCAAAAAAGACGAGACTTCCGATAGCGAGACTTCTCCAGATACGCCGAGTACGGAAGAAAAAGTAGAATCTGATGAAAAAAAAGAGAAAGAGGATTCTTCCACGTCAGAGGAGTCAAAAGATTCTTCCACGGCAGAGTCAAAAGATTCTTCCGCGTCAGAGTCAAAAGATTCTTCCGAAGCTACTCCGACACCTATGCCCAAGACGGAGGGCGGTAAAAAACAGTCAAAAAAACGCAAGCCTCCGCCGCGAAAAGTATCTAAACGGGTTCAGGTGTTAACTGACGTACCTTTTTAACTGGGTAGAGTAAAGAACAAATGAGTCGGGTTCCCGTTGCAATTCGCGTCGAAGACTACGATTGTCCGCCCAGCGTCCGCCCACGCTTGCGCCTGTTAAAGCACGCATGGCTTTATACAACCCTTATTTTCGAAAGACCCGTGGGAGTGACGTTTGCCGCCAACGGATCGTGCGATACTCATTTTCAAACCGTGGTGAAAATTTTACGCGCACTTATCCCGCAATCGCAATGCGTGGCTCCAATTCGAATAACCGTGCTGTTATCGGACCACCGCAAAGTCTTGCCAATTATCCCTGGGGAAGTGTTGGATACGGAAAACGTCAACACGGGGTACGCTCGCCAGTGCAGAGAAATTGTCGTGTACCGCGAAGAAGAGTGGTGCAAGGTGCTGATTCATGAATGCTTTCATTTTTTTGGGTTCGACAAGGGGGCGAGCGGATCCGTCGCAGATTTATTCCCCGTATCAGTACCGATCGATTTGCACGAAACGTTTTGTGAAGTGTGGGCTCGCATTTTGAATTGCGCGCTTTCGGGGCGAGTGGCCGCCTGCTTGGAGCGCGAACGCAAGTGGGCGTGTTTTCAGGCCGTGAAGGTGTTAGACTACATGGGATTGAGATACGACGATCTATTGCAGCGCCGCCGATTAAACCTGTATAAAGAAAACACTAACGTGTTTGCATACATCATTCTAGGAGCCATTTTGCTTCAGGACCCCCGAGCCTTCATGCTGTGGAGCGGTGGATTCAATGCTCCCGAAGGACTGGCGACGCGGGTTCGACTAATGCACCGCACTCCTCAGTTTCTCGCCGAGGTTGCCGAGGCAGAACAACTGTATGCCCATGTGAAGGGAAACGGGTCGGACCTTGCCACGACGCTGCGCATGAGTTCGGGTTAAAACCATCCACTGAACCACCCCTTATTTTCTTGAGTCGGTGGAACAGCTGTTTGGATGGGAGGTGGAACCTCAGATGTATCTGATGCAGGTTTCACGATGGGAGCCTTCTCAGATGTTACGATGGCAGGCGCTTTCACAGGAGATTTAACTGGCGCCCTACGTGTATTTAGCACGGAACCTACCGTATTCGCTATGGAACCTATCTTCTGAGTACCCCACCCCGCTATTCTCAACGCCGTCCCCGTTCCCTGAACAAGGTTCGCTGCCCCCTGAGCGAACCCTTGACCCAAATATTTTGCACCCTGAACAGCACCCTGCAGACGTTGTTTGTCAGTCATGCCAATAATCTTAAAAAATTTTGCGAAATGCTGGTTGAAGGGCACGCTGGTTGCTGGATTTTTTAACTTTTGGGCAAAATATCGAGCTCGTTCACTTTCAGCATGCGCTGGATGGGGATAATTCCATAAATGAATGATTTGGGATCGAGTTATGTACGTTTTTTGCTTGCCATCATCAAACCCGATCACATACATTCCCTCTTTCAGAGGTTCTTTCGTGATTGGATCCACTAAATTGGGATGATCAAACAAACTCAACTCATCGCCATAATAGGGAAAGAATAGCGGGTAGTCTCCGCGATAATAATTGATGTGATCATCGTTCAGTTGCAAGCCTTTTCGCTGAGGATCGTTCTTGGTCACGTCGGGTGGCAAAGAAACTTTGGGCATCTCGTGAGGAAGCTCCGAGGGCAATGCACGGTAAATCATGTAGGGATCGGACCCTTTTACCTTTTTATACATAAACTTGGGAAATCGGTTGTCTAACTCGACTTCTTCTTGCAGTTGTTCGACTTCGCGTTTCATTACCGATTTCGAATCTTTCCAGGTTCGATTAAGAAAGTGCCGAAGCTTTTTTACGTATGCCTTTTTGTGTAGAATATCGTTTTCATCGCATTCTGGAGCTTCAGTTCCGTGGTCGTATATACTTAAGTCATCGTATGCACCGCCCCCTCTTCGTCGTCGACGACGCGTTTTCATGTTACCTTCACTTGCTATAAAAAAATATCAGTAAACTATCATGGTAGAAACCCGCGGTATGAAACGACGCAACGGCATGAGCGCTCAGAAGTCACTGCGAAAGTCACTGCGAAAGTCACTGCGAATGCGGTACGGTTCAGAGAACCCGATGGCAGGGTGGTCTACGGAAATGAGGGACGTGTACAATGGCGAGGCGTCGGGGTTAACTCCGTCTGAAATGCAGGACAGGACGAACGCTCTGCTCATCATGCTCAATGATAAGGCGCGAAGTTCTCCCTATTGGCGAAAGAGAGCTCGCACTCTCGGTAGAAACGCCCGCGAGGCACTAGGCTCCTTTTATGGTCACGCTAAAACCCGCGCCCGACAGGCGTACGGAAACATGCGAAAACTGTTTTAGGTAAAAGCTTCATTAAAAGCATAAATAAAATTTGAGGTCTTACCTTTATGAACACGTCCGAAAACAAACATTTGCTGTGGGAATTGACCAAGGATTTGTACTCTCCTGGGCTGGAGCGATCCCACATCATTGATTTGTTCGAACTTACGGTGGCGGAAATCGACCAGGCGAGCGACGCTCCTCTTTTGGAAAAAAACAAATCCTTTCTAGCACTGTACATTGAAAAAATTGTACGGGAAACGCGTAAGCCACAAGAGGCGATTTTAACTCAGTTGGCAGAACTGCGGGTCGAATTGCGGGAAATCAAAATGCTGCTTAAAAATTCCTAAACAAATCGATTGGTTTGGTAACGGCACGGTTGGCCGTGTAAAAGGTTTTATCGTTTTTAAACCCGACCAGCGTATCTGAATTTTCTTTGTAAATGGCGGCGAACCCTTCGGTATCCAGTGGACCCATGTAGAGGGTGATTTTTTTCCCGAGAGCAGGAATGCTTATGTCTTTCTTTTTGCGGTCCATCAGTTTGGGCGCATCGTCTAATTTTAACGAAAACGTTTCCTGCCCTTCGTCAAAACTCACGTACCCGATTGAGTGTTTTGACGCGGCATACTCGAACAAGGGGTAGTACACCCGCCCTGCTTTGTCCTTGGGATGCATCTCCGCATAAAACGCCGTCACAGGACCGCGCGACGTTTCGAGCGTAACCGATTTAAATTTGGCGGCCGCATCGTTGAGCGCAAGTTGTTTGCCAAGCGTTTCTTCCTGCTCCAACAAAGGCGCACTGACATACTCCTGCACTTGGTTCGTACGGTAGCAATTCATGCCGTGCAAGTTGCACTCAATCGCAGTATCTTTGACATACTGCAGCCATTTGGCGTTGGCTTTTAATTTCTCGTTTGCCGTTTCGTAAATGCGTTCATCCGTGGTCGTATCTTCGCGTTTGGTTTTTCCCGTCATGATGTAAATGTGCGGGGTAACCCCTCCCTGGGTGCTTTCGCGATGACTGCAGATGCGCCGTGCGCGCCCTACGACCTGCTCGAACCGCTGCGGAGTCCAAAACGGCTCCATCAAATGCACGTGCTTTACGTCCATCAATGAAATGCCCTCGGCGCCTGCCGATGTCACCAAAAAGAGCTGGACGTGCATTTTCTTGGCGGCAGCAAGTTCATCGTCCGCAAGGGGTACGCCCGCCCAATCTTGGTTAAAAATGTTGCGCAGCACCTCGCGCTCTTCATCGTCGAGTTTGCCCGTGTACATGATGTATTTGGGTTTGGCCGACCCCGTCGCCAATGACCAGTCTCCTCCACTCTTTTTAAGGCGCAGCTCTTCGTAGCCGTGGGCGTCCAGCACTGCCGCAAAGAGCACCAACCCTTCGTTGTTCAGAAAGCTACTGTAGACCAGTTGCAACGCATCCGTGCCGCCAATCACCTCCATCATGCGCTGAAATTTAGGGCTGTAGACACCGAGATCTTTCGTGAAGACCCCGTTTGCCTTCATCTCGCGAATTACGGACGCAAGCGCGCGCTCAAAATCAGGGTCGACCGTTTCGTCTTCGTCCTCGGCGTCAGGGCGAACGGATTTCGGGCGCTGGACGGTATCGGGGTAAACAAAATTGCACGCCGCGCGCGATGCGGGCAAGTAGCTACCGCGATGCTCCAGTTCTGTGGATCGAATCGCAGCGTACGTCACAAGCTGTGTTTTGCTCATGGGAATTTTGTGAATGTCGGCTTCGTTGAGCTGGGGCATGAGGCCTGTCAAGTCGGGGAAATACGAGACGAGTCCTAAAATACGGCGCTTGAACGTGTTTTCCGACAGTGCTTCAAATTCAATGCGCGTATCAGGCAAGGCCTTGTGCGTAGCAATAGTCACCTCGCCGTAGACGGATTTCAACGCTCGAGTAAACGCGGCATCGTCGAGCTGCGGTTCGGTAGTGCGAACCACGCCGATTCGCACGGGCGTTGGCGCGCCGTCCACCGTTTTCGTCTCATACTCGGATACAAAGTGGTCGGGTGTTCGCGTGACGACAAGGGGAGGGCCTTCATCGACGTAGTTGAGAGTGGGGCGCACCTCTTTCGGCAAATCGGCTTCTTTTCCACTCATGGCCCAGGTTGTCGTTAAGCCTCGAAGCATGTTGAAGAGCACGCCCAATTCGTGCGGGCGATTGTTGATGGGGGTGCCCGACAGTGCGACGATGCGGCAGTTGCGAGCTTCCAGAAGCCAATTGTACAAGGTAAGTGTCGCCGTTTTCTTCGCGACACCCAGTGCATTCGTAACGATCGACACGAAGCGGTGCACTTCGTCAATGACCACCACGGTATCTTCAAGCGGGTTGCCTTGGCCTGGAAAATGCTTGGAAAGGTTGGCTGACGTAAGGCCGTTGTAATGGACAAAGCGAAACGTTTTTTCAATGGTTTTTTTTAACTGCGTGTCAATGGATCGCTGATCGCTCGGCGTGAAGTCCTCGTAGTTTGGGGGGCCGTCTGGCTCGTAGGTCCAACTCTTGCCCTCGCGCACCCAATGGCGTAGGCGAGTATACGTGTCACTGCACTTGGCAAAATCCTTGCGGTAATTGGTTTCTAGCGAGGCAGGGGTAAGGACGTACACGCGCGGATACGCCTTCATCAGACCTTCGGCGATGCCGATGGACGCACACGTCTTGCCTGACCCGAGTCCGTGATACACAAGAAGCCCTCGGTACGGCGAATTGATGGTAAGGTATTCCCGCAGGATTTTTTGGTGGGTGAAGCGAGGGAAATTGCCGCTCCGAATGGCGTCGCACCGCAAGGTCGCGGCTTCGTGGTGCAGCGGCTTGGCGTATTTGCGCAACATTTCCACCATGGTAGTCACGAAATCTGTACGATTCGCCAATTTGAAGAGTTTGGGCTCAATGGTAAAGAGCGCGCCGTGCGACTCCAGTTGCTTGCCGAGTACGATCGTGCCAACCATCTCTACCCTGAACTCGTCGGAAGTACTCTTCATGCGAGGAGTGCGCGTTTTTTGGACTCCTAACGACGCGAGGAATTCGCGGACGTCAAAATCGACTTCCCACGTAGTGGCTTCGTCTTTGATGCGCAGTTCAAACTTGTTTTTTTTAGGTTTACTTTGAAATGCGCTCAGATCCATTTTACTAAGGGAAGGTAAAGATTTCAAAGGGTTTTTAGCGTCGCCTCGACCGTAAACGGCGTCTAGATCGTCGTTTGCGACGAGACCGCTTACCACCCACTACCACTGCATTGCTTGTCGCAAATCCGTCATTCAGGATATTACTTATCTTTCTAACGTACCCCACATGATTGGCTCGAAAATTAGCCCAGGGGCTGGTCCACGCGCCGCCTGAAGAGGGGTGGGTCTTTGGTGCAATTGGAGTGGATACGAACGCCTGATCAATCTCGTCGTTGTATGCCGACGCGACGTCGGCGCAGGAAAGCGCCATACATAGTTTGATAAGAGTAATGAAATCGTCTCCGTTGTCAATAAATACACCTAGCTTACTCTCAAGTTCATCTTTGACACGACGAATGAGGATAATGTAGCCAATTTCGTTGAACTCACGTTTATCAGGCGGAAAGTTTAATTTTCCGAATTCCCAATGGGTATGAGCGCAAAGCGCTGCCATAAAGAGGGCAACTTGCGGCAATTTAAATTGCGGTAAAACGGTCTTCAATGTTTGAGCGAGGTCTCCTCCATATCGTGTCCCAGGATTCACAAGCGCCTCGGCGCAATGACTGGGGTGAACCCCGTCGGATGTTCCAGGACCGTACTTATTTTCCTGGTACATGTCGTAAATGTTATCGCCGCCCTTGCCGATATCGTGCATGAACCCGCAAAATTTAATGAACGTCAGTTTCGTTTTGTTGTCATCTGAGATGGCAACTCGTATCAATTTGGACTGTAGCACGTCGTTTAAAATGGCATGCAGCTCAGGATACTTGGCATCACTGCGGGCCCAGTTTTCTAAATAAAGAGCGGTCCATTGAGAATGCTGAAACAAATCTCCTCCGTGGCTTTGGGTGGGCACCTTATCCCCTTCAATTGGGGGTTCGCACGTGTTACAGGCTTTCCATTGTTTAGGGCTACACTCACACCAAGGAGTGGCAATGTATTGTGTCATTTGTTCAGATAATGGATGCTTTCCTGCGAGTAATGCATTGACTATATCATTTACGTCACTCATACAAAGGATAAAAGATAAAAAAAATTAGTGTAAACTTAGGCGAATGCGCTTGCACTCTTCCGCCAACTCAGGCTTGCCGTGCTGCATGAAGTAAACGGCACAACGGATTAAAAAGCCTTTATCGCGCGCCAACTGCATCATGGCTATATATCTGGGAACGTCACGGCACTCGGGGTCTTGCAAAAAATAAAAGCCTGCATCGGGGTGCCCTTTTTCGGCGGCCCGACCCATGAGCTTTTCAATCGCCATGGGGCCACCTGGAACGGCACCTGCCTGCATGAGTTTTGCGATGCAAACAAAGGCGTCTGGCGTGTTGGCGGCCAAAAAGCACTCTAGTGCATCGTGCTTGGCGTCTCCGTCGTAATGTTCAATGGCTGAAAGGACGACTCCTGCCGACACATACACGTCAGGAGTCGGGGAGTCGATGGTAGCCGCAAGGGCCAAGGCCGCTACCAACTCATTGCGATCGTAGTAAATGGATGCAAGCTCAGACGTCGTTTTGCCGTACAGATCGTCGGTGGAGTAGTTTTCGCGCCGCGCGCGACGCAATTTGGCTTCAGCAGTGGAGCCGCCAAGGATGGCCGATTCGATCGCTTGAAAACAAAGGCACACGGGGTCGACGCCCCGTGTGATGAACTTGTTGGCTTCCACCAGGTCAGGGGAGCGACAGTGTCCCAAAATGCGGTTTCCTCGATAGTAATTCGCCATGGCAAGGATTGCCTTGGGGTGGCCTGCCTCGGCGGCAAGACGTACCCACGTAAGGTCCTGCTTGATGGTGCCAAGGTACATTTGGGCGCAGGGATCGTCTTGGTACACGGCTTTTTTGCGCCACTTTAACTCCTGGGCGACGTCGTGAGGCACGCCAATACCATTTGCGTAAATGCATCGCAGCACCCAAAACATTTCCTCGTCGGCAAGGTCCTTGAGGTCGTCTTGCAGCAACGGGGGACCGCCGTTCAGAGCGTCTACAATGATTCCCAACAAGAAGGCTTGTAGCGAAGGGCATTTGGTACGGTCGGTAATGGGATTGTGGGCGCAAGCACCAGGGCAGCGTCCGATGCGATCGATATTCGACGCGCACTCGGGGTGCACCATGTCGCCACACGGCAAACGAATGCGGCCTGCGATGCGAGTCGGGCACAACTCCGCGCAAATAACGCATCGATAGTCTACAGGACCTTGTTCCTTGACGCACCGTAGGCAAAGGCCCGTAGACACGGAGGCCAGCATCTCGGATGTAGGCATGCCGCACGCCGTGCATCCGTCGTTGCACCCCGTCTTGGCGAAAAAAGTTTTAATCATTGCGTTGGAGTGAACGGTGGAAAGAAGTTGTGATGAATGTAAAAATGTTCTCCGTCTTCTTACAGGCGGGGCTGGGAAATCAAATGTTTCAACTTTTTGCTGCGCTGGCCTATGCCATCGAGTACCAACAACGTTTGGTAATACCCGAGTTCAAGTGGGACAGCGATTCTCGGCCACCGTATTGGGACTCGGTATTCAAACGCTTGCGCGAAGGACTGGACACCAAGCTTAAGCCAGGGTCGTTGACGAGGTACAGCGAGGAAGGGTTTCATTATACGCCTCTGGTACCTCAGTCGAGCAATTGCATCTTGTTTGGCTATTTCCAGTCCTACAAGTATTTCGAAAAGCATTTTGACGCCATTGTCCGAAAACTAAATTTGAGACTCGAGCAGGAAATGGTCAAAACCAACTACCTCACGCTAAAACACAGTATTTCTCTGCATTTTCGCATTGGCGACTACACGGGGGTGCAGTTGCACCACCCCCTACTGAAAGACGACTACTACGTGAATTCGATCCGTGAAATCATTCGCCGTACTAAAAAGAGTGACTGGGACATTATTTATTTTTGCGAGCCAAAGGACAACAATGCAGTGAAGCAGCGTTTGCGCAAAATCAAGCGCCATTTCCCTGACCTATCCTTTCATAAAGCCTCGGACGACATGCAGGATTGGGAGCACATGCTCTTGATGAGCTGTTCCGACCATAATATTATTGCGAATAGCACGTTCAGTTGGTGGGGCGCGTACTTAAACCCAAACCCCGATAAAATTATTTGCTACCCCGAAACATGGTTTGGTGTTGCAAACAGGGACAAAGACACGCGCGACTTATGCCCGCCCACTTGGACGAAGATGGCTTAACGCAATCGCGTAAATTCGCGACACAGCATGATACTTTCATCATCGCTGTGTTGCCAGACGCATGTCGTAAACGTTTCTGTTTCAATTGCAGTGTAGGTAATAAGACATGTCAGGAAGATGCAGAAAAGGAGTCGAAACTTGTCTTTTGGCCCAAGAGCCAAAGTGACGGCACCCATAAAAACGACGGCAAGGATATCAGTCATAGTCGAATGAAGTTGTGGGGTTGGACTACTTCATTTGGTATTTTCGGTCTATTTGCCGAGGCGTTTGTAGAGTTCTACGACCGTAAATGCGGCCGCAAGCTGCGCAATGACGTACGGGGCAAGGCGGTCCATGGATTGCTTTTTGGCAAGTGCCATCATGACAGTAACAGCAGGATTGAAATTGCCTCCTGAAATCGGTCCTCCTAAATAAATAGAGAGCGCGAGCGCACCGCCAATGGCGAGAGGAGCGTAATGCGCATCGGCCGTCAAGATGACGTAGAGAAAAAAGACTGTACCCAGATACTCGACAATGTATTCGCGCATTTAAAAAAGGCGCAGGAAAAAAAAATTAGTGTAGCGCCAAAAAGCATTCGCGAGTCGACGGAAGTTCGTCGCTGTATTCGTGCACATGTGGCGGAGGGCTGCCGACAAGAACACTTATGATTTCTTGTGCCACGAGCAACTCGTCTCGCCGTAGCGGATAGGCGTAAAAGCGAAACTGGATGGGGAAGGTGGTTCCGTTATCGTTGGCAAACGTAGAAAACCAGTGAGGAAGGCTATACAAATCAGGCCAGGGAGTCGAAGCGACCTCTACCATAGAGAGCAGAAGCGCGTGGCGATGCTCGAAATCGGCAAGTCGGTCAGGTGCACTCAGGTTGACAACTTTTACAATGCCCAAGAAGGTATCTTCGTAGGTCGTGGTCGCAACGTCGTAGATGCGTACAAGGAGGTATTCCTGATTTATTTGCAAACGGTCTGGCCGCACTGCTCGCAAGAGGTGACGGCGGCTCCATGCGTCTTGCATCTCATAAGGTGGGCTGGTATTTCTAATATTAAAAATAATGTCTGGTATGGACAAGAATGAAATACACCATGTTCCCCGTGGAGGACGCTGGCGTGTGGGACATGTACAAGAAACAAGTGGATTGCTTTTGGCGGGTCGAGGAAGTCGATTTATCCAAAGACCTCGCGCACTGGATGCAACTGACCGCCGACGAGCAGCATTTTATTGCACACATCCTCGCGTTTTTCGCAGCGAGCGACGGAATTGTGCTTGAAAACTTGGCGTTGCGCTTTATGAAGGACGTTGACACGGCCGAGGAGCGCGCCTTTTATGGGTTTCAAGTCGCGATGGAAAACATTCATTCGGAAATGTACAGTTTGTTGATTGATACGTATATCACGAACCCATTCACCAAAGAGCAAATGTTTAACGCCGTCACCGAGTTTCCGTGCATCCAGCGCAAAGCTGACTGGGCCCTGCGCTGGATCGCCGACGACGCACCCTTTGCAACTCGACTGGTCGCGTTTGCGATTGTAGAGGGAGTGTTCTTCTCGGGAGCGTTTTGCAGTATTTACTGGTTAAAAACGCGCGGGGTGATGCCTGGACTTACCTTTAGCAACGAGCTCATAAGCCGTGACGAGTCCATGCACACGGATTTCGCCGTGCTCCTGTACCGCAAGCAGCCTCGTCTCACCGACGAGGCGTTTACGCGCATTATGGAGGATGCCGTTTTTATTGAAAAGGATTTTATTACGGAGGCCCTCCCGTGCCGTCTGGTAGGGATGAATGCGGAGTCTATGAAACAGTACATTGAGTTTGTGGCGGACCGCCTCTGCGTGCAACTTGGGCACCCTAAACTCTACGGAGCTACTAATCCTTTTTCATTTATGGAACTAGTATCGCTCGAAGGCAAAACAAATTTTTTTGAAAAGCGCGTGGGCGAGTATGCGCTAGCCAGCAAAGAGAGCAGTGGGGATTTGTTTGCGAGCGCGTTTTAGGTGTCGCGAATGCGCTCTAGGTGCGCAAAGTGGACTAGCGACGATGCTTGGCCTCGCTGTGTCATCAAATGGAAGAGCTGCGCGGGAGCAGTTGCGCGCAAGACAGCCATGGATTCAGGGTTTTGTTCGTATTTGGCTTGAGCCGCACTTGCCATAACCGCGTCGCTAAGGGTGGCCCAGGTGTCCAACTCGCGGGGGAGAAGCCAAAGCGCCTTGCGTCCCTTTTGAGCAGCTGCGCCGTCGCCTTGTCCTAAGGGATCTCCCGAGGAGAGCGTAAACTTGAGTGCAGTAGCGCGAAATTCTGCTTCGGAAACCATAGTCATCTTTTTCTTGGAGCCGTAGGGGCGGGCCTCTTCTTCGGCGTGGTCTGCCGCGATCCAAAATTTAGTGCCTTGAAACACGTGTTCAATGGAGCGCCACGTCGTCCCTTCAGGAAAAGGTGTGGCGAGAACGCCCTGACCCGTCCAGACAAAATTGGCTTCATGAAAATTACTCAACACTCGGCGCCAATTTTCAACGCGCGCCAGTAGAGGAAAATCCTGCGGCTTACCCGCTTCGTGTGCGCCTTTACAAGGGGGCTTATCGGCCGAGTTACTTTTGAACACAAATTTTGCCAACATTGTTTTAGTATTTTGTTAAAGGGTTTTGAAAGTTGTGTCACTCATCTTGAGTTCAAAAAATCAAACAATTCAGAATAAGAATTTTCTAGGAATTTTCTAGGAATTTTCTAGAAAATTCTTATTCCATTCCTCATGTATGCTAGAGGTGCTTAGTAAAGTATTGGCGGAGGGCCTGCTGAGTCTATACCCGTCCTTCGTCAAAACCATCCCTGTCGCGTTAAATCTGCAGTTGTGGAGCCGCTTTTTTTCTTACGTCGCGGTCTCATCTCTCTTCATTAACTATCGCTTGGTAGCATCGACTCTTTTTTCAAAGCTAGGCCTCTTGCTCGCAGGAGTCACAATGGTCCACATTTATTCGTCGTACAAAGGGTTTCAGGCGCTCGAAAGTGGTCCTGCGTATACACTCTTTTACATCTATCCCGTGCTGATTCTCCTGATGTCGGGGTATTCCGTTCCGCTACTCGTGGGCCTCATTGTTCTTGGCGGCTGGCTCTTGAGTCGTCGCATCCAATCGCCGTTTGGTATCGCCATGGTGCTTCTAGCAGCATTCACGGAAGCCAGCATCTACTTTATTGTCAGGCGAATCAAAACGCCCAACAGTTGGAATCACGTGTTTCTCTCGTACGCCATTGGAGCCGTCGTTTTGACGGGCTTTTTTTTCGGGCAAATTCGCAACATTCAACTCACGGACACCCTTACCTTGTCTCTTGGGCTCAACGGCCTTATTGGTCTCGCAGGCTACGCCCTACGCTTTCATTCCATCACTCGGCTGTCTCCCTTCCTCTACGCCCTGCTTTCCAATGTAGGCATCGTCATGTCATTTGTGTATGGCCACTTTATTAGCGGGGACACCATTACAGCGATCGATGTGTTCGGCGCGCTTTGCATCATGACGGCGTGCGTTCTAGCGCGCAAATAATTTTTTGGTTTGAGCTCGCGTACGTTTTGCAACGGGAACATACGTGGAACGCGTCGAACGACGTAGACTCTTTTGTGGCGGAATAACTATGCGCGGTGCACGAGGAGGACTTCTTCGCGGTGTACTTTGCGCGCATCGGGTCATGCGAACTCCATTGGTAAAGCAGTTGTTCTTGGCAAACTCCGCGTCGCTCATGGTATCGCACGCTGGAGTGTTTGGATGAATCAAGTGATGGGAGCGTAAAATATGGAGCACGGCGAGTGCCGAGGGACTTAAATTGTTTTTATCGTCAAATGCGTCGCGTTTCAGATTATAACTGGCAATCACGTCTTTAATGTTTGATGTATCGCCGCACTCGCCAAAGCTGAACCCAAATTTGGGGTAGTACCCGATGACATTCATCAGGGAAGAGAGCCGTATGGTACGTTTTCCTGCCCAGGCGAATAACGCGGACAGCATGACTACTCCTGGCTGGCCACAAATCACGTCCAAGTAGATGTCGCTCGCGTCGTTCACAAGAAAAAAAGCGGTAGGCTTTCCGTTGACATACCCGACTGCCATCACATTTCTTCGATACTCAAGAGGCAACACAAGACGTCCTTTAGGGGGAAATGGGTCGGTTTTCCAAGGCGCAATTTGACTACTTAATTTATCGGTGAGAGGCTGCATGGTTTTGTTCATAGCATATTTCCGTGCGAATACGTAATTGTTATTGACGGCGGTACCGCACGCTTGTAACCGACAAGCGGCATAAATGTCTTTGCGCATGGAATTCCACGCGTCCAGGGACGAAGTTCCGCGGACCGAATTCAAAAGAGGGTACTCGAATTTCGGTTCCGCTTGCGTGCCTTTATTTATTTTGCCAAACAAATAATGAAACGAGTCGGAATAGGTGAGCAGACGCACCTCCATTCTTTAGACGTATAAAAATAATTGTATCGTTTTTACCAGCATCAGTGTAAACATTTTCAAACTTATCATGAGCCAGAGCTGGACCATCGTTTGTATTTGCGATTCGTATTCGTGGTTGCAATGAAACCCAATGCAACATTGCTGAAGCAGGCGGCGCTTCTTTTTTTGGGACAAGACCCGTTTCATTTGCGAGAGCGGGCATCCCTGAAACAAAACAATTCCTGCGACTTGAACGCTAACCACGAACAGCAAGACGCACAGGTGGCCCAGGTTCATTTCAAACATCACGAGCAGCGCCAAAACAACCGCATAGGTCAAATGAACGATCTTGTAAGTGACTAACATAGGATGACGCTATCATAAGTCTACGTCGTGTTACCCCGCATTTAAAATAGAAGATGCGATTCCCAAAGAAAAGTGCAAAACGCCCAGTGACACTCGGGCGTCTGTTCTACAGGCTGGTAGGAGACTCTTGCGATCGACGCATAGGCCATCGGCAGAACAAACTCAAGGAGTTGTCCTGCGGATTTCGGCGCGTCGCTCACCTCAACCGTTTTGAACTGGTATTTCATCAAATCCGTCAAGAGGGGAGGGTACATGTAAGGATAGTACAAGGACCAATTAGGACATCCTGAAGTGTAGTAATGCATGTTCCAGTGAAGCATTTGTAAAAAGCGCTCGCTGGCCTGCCGAGCCACGGGCTGGCGTTCCGACTGAAACAATGCGGTGTAGTAACGGGTCTCCCAATGGGAGTCCAATGGATTTATGTAGTGCTCCGCCTCGCGTCGGCGTAGCGGCGTGTTGACGGGCGTATCCTCGACGATTCGATCTCTGGACTTGTATTCGCGCACGATATCCCCATGTTCTCGCGCAGCCAGGGCAGCAATGAACCTGTACACGATGGGCCAGTTGACGTCGTCGCAAAACAAATGTTCGCGGGGAGCAACGTGCGCTCGATAGGTGGCGAGCAGAGTATCGAACCCTGTGGTGCGTAAATTTAGCGCGGGGAAGTGGGGCATGAAGTCGTTTCCCAAGAACAAGGTTAAAAATATGTAATCTTCCAACTTGGTCGGCCCTAGCCTCAAACGAATTTCCGACGCCAAAAGACTTACGTCAAGCACTTGTAGACCCGTGTCTTTGGATTTGAACGCAGATGCTTCGCGCAACAGAGCGATGGAACCAAACCTTAAATGATTCAGCGCCAAAATAATCAAGTCGGAATCGAGGCCGTACACCAGCGTCGTCTGGTCTACGTGCGACACACTTCGCATGTGCTCAAAAATCTTGTGCTCGCCTTCGCCTGGTTCTTCGCTGGTCGATAAACGAAAAAAAGCATACTTTTGGGCGATAGGTTCAAAATACGCGCGTAACCCTTGATCTAGTGCGTGCATGAAATGGGTGCCAGGCGTAATTTGAACCGTGTTCCAACCAGGAGGGCCCTCTTCGGCGTGCATGAGACTTTTGTAGCGCCGCTCACGCTGCTGCTTCATTTTTGCCATTGGCGGAACGCCGTCAAACGCAATGAATACGCGCTTCGGCTGCACTAGATCCAAATACCCCTGCAGCTTTTCACACACGGCTTGAATGAGCCGAGCGTCGAAATCAGGACTCGGGTACGGCAAGGTGCGAACAGCATCGTACACGATGGAATTGCTGTCCAAGTACAAGTTGTCGGCAGTCCCTGCAAAGCGTTTCACAATGGCTTTGTGGTGTCGCAATAAATACGCAAAGTAGCTGGGAATCCCCATCGAATTGCTACACCATGTTAGAGCGCTGTATTCAAGTGTAAATTCAGGACGCGCGCCAATATCGACGTATCCGTGTCGGTACACGGGTCGCGACCGCGACCATGCTTGTTGAGAAAAAAGTAGTGATTCATAAAAAGTTCAGTGGAAGGTGGCACAAAGCACGGTTTCCCGTCGGTAATCATGTGACAGCTAAACGTCCGTACGTTGGGAGGGACCACAAAATGCTTTTCATACCCCTCGTTCCTCACGGGCTCACAGTTTACCACTTGAAGAAAGTCGTAGCCCGCCTCTGACTGATGCGTACAATTTCGAAAAAATTTACTTTTCATCTGAATAGAGCCAACAGACGCGTAGTCGTCTCCTAGCATGCAGTCAAACCACTCACGGAGATCGGAGATGTCGCATTGAGGATTCACGTACTCGTCGATGTCCAGAAGTCCAATGTACTTGGCCGTATTGAACGCATAAATGGCATGGTTTTGCTGGGTTTGCTGAAACGCGTGCGAAAACGGCCAATCAATCAAAACAGCCTCTCCCGTTTCAATGTAAGAGTGAAGCAACTCTGATAAGTTGGATGTACGGGTCGCACTTGCATAAAACACGTTGGGGACCGCGTTGGATTTATTGTCGTAAAAAATGAATCGGGTCACTCCGAGAAGCTTATGATACTCTATCCACTGAACGATGTACGGATCTTCGTTTTTTACGATTGCTGCCATAATAATTTCCCCTGCAAACGATGGATACTTTTTGACGGGCACAGAAATCAAGGCTCCGTTTACGCAGAGGTCCAACTGAGGAACAAACGGCGCGGGACTGCTGGTGTAAATCGTGACATGCTTGTGCGGGCATGTGACGCGCTCAAACGACCCCCCTGCATGTGTTATCTCAAAGTCGACGGACCCGCCATAAACAATGACGTATTGGTTTGTATCGTTATGGAATATGTCATACATATCCCTTCGTTTTACAATGCATACAAGAATTACTACGCAAAAAAAAACTTTAGAATTTCCGAGAATATTTCCTACGCTTTCGCAACTTACGCGATTTTCTCCGAAGATGTCCTCCAACCGCATGGCTTCGAAATGATGCATACGCTCCACTAGGGTAGGCTAATTCTTTGGCTAGATCCATCTGCTCTTTTAGCGTACTTACAGGCAAATTTAACTTCTCAGACGCTTTCTGTAACATTTGTCGATCGCTTGCAATCTTAGCCCCTAGGCGCTTCTCTAGTGGCAACTTAGAATATAAGTCAGGGGCAACCGTATTTAGCCATGTTGCCGTCTCGGCCCCATGAAATGTGTCGCTGGGATGGATGGATCCATTTATTTTTCTTCCCAGGTACGCTGTCGCATTCTCGCCCACCTTTGCGCCCACATTCAATAATCGACTTGAAAAACTCATTTTGCTTTATGCTCCAGAAAAAAATCAAATGATGCAGAGAGCACTCAGCAGAAGCACCATACCTCCTACGTCATACATGGGTGTGGGAAACCCCTTTACACTGGCGGTGTAGACTTCAATGGAGTCGGGTGTAAGATACGCGGTAAAATCCTTAATCGGCGATCCAAACCTTTCGGGCAAATACACGGCTCCCCACAGCGCAGCCGTGATGGTCGCAAAGGTTACGGGTATAAGGAGCTCTTCAACCGCTTTCGGGGAAAGTTTTTGTTTTGCTTGCTCCAGATACGCGTCAGCCACGGCAGCTCCATGCGCGAAGCGTTCTTCATTGAACTCAGGTTCAGGCCACTTGCTGCCCATCAGCGTACAGTTGGCTACGTGAAGCCGTGCGCCAAGGACCGCAGGTGGACGCGACGTTTGCAGCAGGCGAGCGCGTACGAGTTGGTCTTCTAAGATGGGATCCAAGAAGTCGGCAGGGAGGCAAATGTGGCGACCGACTTCGGGAGGCAGCGAGAGCGTCATAACGCCCCGCGAGGTGTCGTTCAGCATGGATTGTACGCTGAGGTTCCACGCGTCCGCGTCAGGCGTCAAGACTCCGTCGGTGTCCGTCTTTTTGCAGTTCACGGGGGCAGGCTTGCTCGGATCGAGCAGTCCCTTGCCTTCTGTCCCGACGAAAACGGCCACTTCTTGTACCGTCTCGCACAATGAGCGAAACGTGGTGGTATGGCACGGGCCTGCCATCAACAGACCATCAAACGGGGTCGTCATGATGTGGCCGTCGGGGAACACGGTGAGATAATTCTTGTACTCGACGCCAAACTGAAGTCCAGGCAGTATCGTTTGCAAGAACTCGAGACGCATCTCAGGCGAATGAAACCCGCCTGACAAAATGTAGGTCATCTTGATGCCCGACGACGCCAGAATGCGGTCATCGAGAAGAATGGCGGCCGTGTCGTCTGCATCCTCGAGGGGGTCCGTTACGCGTACAAGGGTAACTCGACTTTTTAGGCGAAGCGTTGTCTCGCCTCGAATCAGAGATTCAATCAAGCCATTCAAATGCAGCGCATGAGGTGGCGTCGGTATGCCGCAAAACGTTTCGCGACCCATTTGGTAAATTAGTTTAGACATGGCCATTTGCGGGAATATGAAGTTGTGGAATGGCCACGTCGTATACAAACTCCGAAAATACGGGGGTTCAAGGGAAAGTCAACGCCGAAACAACTTGTTTTGGTATGAGTTATTCCATTGTTCGTACATTGCCGACAGGCCGAGAAACTCAAGTCTGTCTGGTCGAGGATCGAGGTGAACTCAAGGTCTGGAAGAGGCCGCAATCCGTGTGTGGCGCCCGTCAAATCGAGCGCGAGCGAAATCATATGATGCGTCTGGTGGGATCTCCTGGAGTCATCCAACTTAAGGATTCGTTTCTAGAACAGCACCGCACTTTGGTGTATGACTATTACAAAAACGGGGACTTGCTTGACTACCTGCTAACGGCAAAAGAGCCTGACATAAAGGGTATCATGCGGTCGTTGTTGGAGACGATATCGCGGCTGCACGACCTCGGTATCGCGCATCGAGACATCAAGCCTGAAAATATACTCCTTACCGATGAGGGGCTTCCCGTGCTAGCCGATTTTGGAATGGCGACCACCGAACTCTCGTCGAAGAGTAGGATGGGCACCCTTTGGTACCATGCACCCGAAATTACCTCGCGGTTGGAGTATTCTCCCATGAAAGCGGACGTGTGGAGTTTCGGAGTAACAGTACTTGTAGCGCACTACAGCATGACTCCTTTCCCGCGCGGTGCCATGGTCCCGATCGACTTTCCTGCGATGTGGCAATGGCTTGATGGCCATGCCGACAAAGTGGTGGACACTGAGACAAAAGAGTTTTTAGAGTATGTCCTCCAGCCCGAAGAGTTCCGCCCCACCGCGCGCCATTTGCTTACGCACCCTTGGCTAAATTAATTTTAGTCACTTTAAACCAAATGAGGTCGATAGGTGTAGCCAGTGCTTCAGGACCACTTACGTTTGCGTCCCAAACCAGCGCCCATAACGGGTTTTATGCAATGAATCGCCAGTTGTCGCGCAACTTGGTGAGCGCAACACTTCCCAAGGTCGGCGTGATGCAAAGTTCGCAACGCACGCAATTGCGATCGGTTCAGCCTGCCGCAGGTATTTTGGGGCGCACCAATTTTGGTGGCGCTCAGAACAATGTGGTCAATGACGCGCGTCGGCGCGTTCGTAATGCGGGGTCGTGTGCGCCAAAGAAAAAGGGGGCCATTTAAATTTCATGACAACAATTATTATTATAATTATGCAACATCCGTTCCCGTAATCTTGTATCCCGAGTCGATTGAAGAGGGGTTACGCTGCTCTGCTCTAATAAAAAGGAGTTAAACTTAAACGCATGTATAAGTACTAGATGCTAGGGCCCAAATCCCTGGATGAAATCGACAGCATGGAAGGGCATGAAAGTGTGGCCTGGAACAAGCTGGAAAAGACATTTAAACTAAACAAGCTGTATGAATACGTAGACCGCTGCACCGAAAGGCACGGCTTGTCCTTGGATACTGCTAACGCGCTCAAGGTCGTACTCAAGGAAAAATTGAACCGCAAACAGCTTCAGAAAAGCAAAGACGTTGGGTACGACAAGGTTGCTGGGTGTATCACTGAAATTCCGATCATCGTTTTCGAAGGGTCGCATTTTAGTTTCGCCCACAGCGACACCGCATCGCCCTTAAACAATCTCGCTCCCAAAAACCGCACCTTTAAGCGTCCCGTCGCTTGAATGGACGGACTTCTCACGAGTCTCCTTCGTGAACATTACGACGCCCATGTTCACGAAATGCATGGCGAAAGCTTCGAAGACGACATGCTAGACGCCGTTCGAGAGTTGGCCGAAATCCAGCTTGGAACGCCAGTTGATACCGCAGCACTGCATGACGCCCTTGACTTGATGCGCCTGATCGTGCCGTGTCGCACCAGTCTTTGGGCTCCGCCCTATAACGCCAGCGACGTGCTCGCCCGTCTTCAAGCGGAGCCCCAATTGGTGCAACGCAGTGCAGAGTGGTACGCGTTTCGCCATACGCTCGTCACGGCAAGTGCCATTCACAAAGCGCATGGCACCGCCGCCAAACGTAACGAATTAATTGTCGAAAAATGCGACCCCACCTTGGCCACCCAAAGTCTATCGATGGAAGGGGCTCGCCATTGGGGAGTCAAGTACGAGGCAGTGTCGGTGCTCTACTACACCTCTACGTACCAGACGCAAGTGAGTGAATTTGGATGCTTGCGCCACCCCACCGTGCCGTTCTTGGGCGCATCGCCCGACGGCATCAATACCGATCCCGCCTCGGACCGTTACGGTCGCATGTTGGAAATCAAAAACCCTGTGAGTCGCGAGATTACGGGGGTTCCTAAAGAAGAATACTGGATTCAGGTCCAAGTGCAAATGGCTGTCTGCGGACTCAAGAGCTGCGACTTCTTGGAAACACGCTTCGTAGAGTACGCGTCGCACGCCGACTTTGACGCGGACGGAACCTTTGAACGCTCCTTGGCAAACCAGCCCAAGGGTATTGTGCTGTGCGTAGCGAAAAACGACGCTACGAGGTATTTGTACCCACCGTTTCAATGCTCTGAGGAAAGCTACCAGCTCTGGGAGGCAGAGCAGTTGCAAGAGTACGAGTGGGTATCTACGTTCTACTGGAAACTCGACGACGTACTGTGTACGTTGATCGAGTACAACGATGCATGGTTCATGGCTAACGTAGACTTATATCGAGAGCTGTGGGCCATTATTAAAGTAGAGCGCGAAAGCGGCGCATGGCGCGAAAGGCTGCCGAAAAAACGGCGGCAATAATCTACACAAGAATGCTGCGCAAAGCTGCTTTTTTTATATGAGCCAAAGCATATTCGTTGAGGCTATCGCGGGCCAATAGCTTGGCCGCCCATCGGTCAGCGCTCTCAAACTTGTGCAGGCGATCAGAGAGATCGATAATTTTTGCGACAATCTTGGTCCAATCAATGATGTGGCCCAGCGGAGAGACGCAGTAAAGGATGCCGTTAGGGATGGCGGCGACGGACTGCTCGTAGTCTTGAAGTGCCATTCCGAGAAGGCGCATGCCGTCGTCGTAGATTCCGTCGTTGAACTGCAAATCCGCAAGCAGGAGGCGCGTGTCTGCGCATTCTTCGACGCTTTTGACATATCCAAAGAAACGTTCCACCATAAACTCTGCATCCGCAGAGGGGTCTTCGTGCATCCACTTGGCATACACGATGAGGATATTGACCAAGAGGAACAGATCTTCCTTGTACACGGCGAGGTCCTTCTTGCGAAGCAGCTTTTTCTTTAGCATGAAAACGCGAGTGCTTTTCGCAACCTCCGTGTATTTGTTCAGCACTTCTTCAAAAAGAAGCCGTTCGTTGGAGCTTAAGAGTTTTTTGAGCAGGGGGCGCACGCAGGTGGACGAAGGGTTTCGATCGAACAGTTCGATCATCCATTTGGTGCAGAGGTCAGGGTCGGAATCCTGAAACACCTTGATGAGCATTTGAATGGCTCGGTTGTTGCCGTGGTCGGCTGCGATAATTAAATCGCGCTTGTACCCGTCGAGCGAAACGCCGCACGCTTGCAATACGAGAGCTGTTTGGACTGGAAGGATGGACGTCATGAGTTCAATGACGCACGGAAAGGGGTGGCGGCACAAAGGGCAGGTTTTATCTTTCATGCCGACGATGCACTCGGGATGAAATGCGTTGTGCCCGCATGGTAATTTGGATCGTTCGGTCAGAGCGCCGTGGCAGATAACACACGCGTCGGCGGCCTTGACTTCGGTGCCCTGCACGGATGCCCGCCGATCTTTGAGAACCACGCACATCTCTTTGTGGCCATGCTTGTAGGCGAACAACAGGCACGCCTTGTTGCAGTACACATCGATGCCGCACATGGAGCAGGGTACTTCAGCGCCGCTCTCACCGCAGTTGGAGCATTCTCGTCCAGACGAAACTTTTTTTGACATTTTTGAAGCAAAAGTTTGATGTTGTGTTTTTTTTAAAAGCTTTTAAAACAAATAATTCTAGGAATTTTCTAGGAATTTTCTAGGAATTTTCTAGGAATTTTCTAGCATTTTCCTATTAGCGAAAATCGAGCGCATGACTGAGTCCATCCTAGCTCAATAAGATCCTGCATGCAATCTAAGTCTAACACGTTTTCTAATACAACTTCTTCGCATTCATTCGCCTGTAACAGCAACAAGGCGATAGTAGTGACCTTTCGCATGTCACGAGTTGGCCAATTGCGCACAATCAAGCGTTTGTCCACTAACTCTAAATCCCACCCTCTGCGATGGAAGGTTTTTAAGGCATCACGAAATATAGGATCCATACGCTTTATCTGTACTTATTTTTTAAGAAGCAAAGCGCGTGCTCCATTTTTCGTCATAGGCTCGAAGCCATGCTTCAAGTCTATCGCTGCGCAGTTTCAGATTGGTAGGATTCTTCGTGGCGACCTCATCAAGGAGATCTAGCGCCGCATGTAAAGCTCGCTCTGTCGCCGAAACCCTTGCCTTCAGGTCGATCACCTCCACCGTGGGAACATCCACGAACGAATATTTTTTCTTGCCCACCACACGATCCAGGTCTTCGAACGTTTTCTCCGCCACTTTATTTGTGGTCGTGTTTGCGATGTATACCACGGAAGGAACTAGTATCGTATCTAGTAAGAAAGATAGTATGGCCTCACATTCACTGCAACGGTCCATGGTGAAATATCAGGAAGGATAAATGTTGTGAAGTTCAGCGACGAAATACAAAAGATCCGTTGTTACTGCCTCCAAAACTGGGGTCGTCGTATGTTTTGGCTTTAGCGTTTAGAGTACGGTATTTAGTGTAGACGGAGGAATCGTACACATAGTGCTGGTTCCCAGTGGCCCCGTCGCCTTTAGCCGTTCCGCCGCCTGAAACAAACATCAACGCTCGTGTTCCTGGTCGGCCCTTGACTTGGTTTGACCCGCCAGGCGCGCTCTGGCGCGACAACAAGTCGCCCGCATTCATAGCGATTCGAAATGGAGTTTGTGGCCAACGCCTTGAATTTACAGGGGTGCCAGAAAAGGAACCCGTGGGAAACACTTGCCGAATCATGAAGCGGGCCAGAGGAATCTCGCTAGCAAAGCCTAGCGGAGCATTATTTGAGTTGCCCTGCTGCGTTGTAATAGTTACGGCTGGAGAAATTCCACGAATCATACCTAGGGCGTGGGATTTTATTTTTTGTGTTGAATCAATGCTCCCCCTTTAAGCGTTGCGGCCTCTGGCTCCCCACGATTGTGTAAGGCGATTTGGATTGTACACCCGCATCGGAAGCTCATAGACATAAGGCTCAAACCTGTGCACGCCTCCGCCATTGAAATGATTAGTGCGATTGGCGCCCCCGACTTGATTCAGCGGAAACACGACGCCTCGGTTGGGTCCCGTCGCGCGACGATTAATCTCCTTCATGTTGTATACGGGGCTTCCCAAAGTAATAGGGGATCCCTGTTTCTTAGATCCGCCCGCGGTGTTGAGATTGACGTTGACGTTATGAATGGAACTTCCTGCGAGCCCTGCGCCAATGATGCGTGCTTTGCTCATACATCCATGGCCTCATTTTTTTTTTCGTAGACGGACAACGTACGCGCACTGCAATCATTTTGCTGCACGAAGCGCGGCATCCAAAAGTACGGCAAAAGGCTTGGGTCAAACGGGTAAAGACAGCGGTAGTAGTACTGCTCGGGCGTTCTGGGCGTGTTGTGCCCCTCGCAGTGCAGCGTTAGAAATTCGTTTTTGACTTCGTTAGGGATCATTTCTTCAATAATTTGAAACCAGGAGCGGTTGCGCGAACTGACGCCGTCACTGAATGCTTCCTTGGTGCGCCAGCAAATGCTGGGCGGCAGCAAATCTTTGAATGCTTGGCGGAGCAAATATTTTTCGCATTCGCCTTGCGGGAACCGCTCGTCCAAGGGCAAGGCCAGATACGTCTGCACAAAAGCGCGGTCCAAAAAGGGCGTGCGAGCTTCCAGGCCGTTTGACGCAATGCATTTGTCGCTCCGCAAAGCATCAAACAAATGAATGTCTTTGAGAAGACGACGGCACTCTTGGTCTTTGGCAATGGCATCGGGGGCGTAGTGAAAATAGAGGTAGCCGCCAGCCACTTCGTCGGACCCGTCGCCGTTGAATACCACCTTGGCCTGACTGTGCCGCGCAATATATCGCGCTACTAAAAAGTTGCCGACGCTCGCGCGTACGGTCGTAGTATCGTAGCTTTCAATCGCGTAAATGACTTCGGGAATCGCGTTGAAGAATTCTTCTTCGGATACGACGATGCTGGTATGTCGCGTTCCTAGAAATGCCGCCATGTGTTCAGCGTACTTCAAGTCTTCAGCGCCGTCGAGTCCGATGCTGTAGGTTTCCAGTGGCTCGGTAATCCCCAACTCGCGGCGCACCGTCTGCACCAGCGCTGTAACGATGCTGCTGTCCAGCCCCCCCGACAACAAGCACGCCACTGGGCGATCCGTATTGAGAACGCGCTTGCGCACGGCGTCGTAAAGGGCCGTCCGCACGACGTTTACAGCCGAAAGCGGCATGGCCGTTTGAATGGACGGCAGGCTAGAGTATGTGGCAGACCCATGAAAGACGCCATGGACGTACGTATCCACGGTTCCTGGCGCCTGCACGCTAAAGGTCGATCCTGAGTACAGCATCATTTTGAGTTCAGACGAAAATGCAAGTTGGGTCCCACATACCCCCCGATACAGTGGGCGGACGCCGTACGGGTCGCGGGCCGAATAAAGCGTGTCGGTATTGGCGTCGTAAAGGACAAAAGCAAACTCGGAGGCATCGATCATGCACACGGTTTGTTCGATGCCATACCGAAGGTACAAATGCAATATCACCTCGCAGTCGGAATTGGTGGTCGGGGCCACGTTCATCTGACTCATAAGTTCGCGGTGGTTGTAAATTTCCCCGTTGCAGATCAAATGTACGTTGTTATGTGTCATGGGCTGCCCCGACGCCGAGTCCAGTCCATTGATCGCGAGACGATGAAACCCGAGCCACACGTTTTGAATGAGGACGCATCGCGAGTCGTCAGGGCCTCGCGAGACACCTCGATAAAAGAGTTCCTCTGCAGTGACGGTGTTCAAAGGATTCACCAATGCTAAAATTCCACACATGAGGTGACTTTAAGTTTTTGTGTTTATATGAAAAAAAAATAGGGTGGCCTTTACCGAGTGACCATGCGCGGAGCTACATTCATCGTAATGAGCTCTTGAAAGAGAAGTTTGCACGAGTACGGAATATTGACTCGCGTAAAATCAGTACGGTTCTCGCAATTGCGGCACAAATGAATGCCCGCTTCGTCGTTGCACGCCGCCACAAGACCACACTTGTTGCACGAGTACGTGTGAAACTTGTCCGACGCGTCGTACATGCGCCCTTTGGTAAACGCCGCAGCGCCGTGCGAAATCATGCAGTCGCGCTCCATTTCGCCGAAGCGCAGGCCACCGTCCCTGGCACGCCCTTCTGCAGGCTGCCGCGTCAAACTTACCATGGGGCCCATGGAGCGGCTGTGCTGCTTGTCGACCACCATGTGCTTGAGGCGCTGGTAAAACACGGGTCCAATAAACACGCTGGACTCGAGCTGCTCGCCCGTAAGACCGTTGTACATGAGCTCGTTGCCGTGCGACTCGTAGCCCAGCTTGAGTAGTTCTTGAGAAATGGTTGCGACCGACAGCTCCATGAACGCCGTGCCGTCTCCAAACAGGCCAAGTTCAATCAACACCTTGCCCAACAAGGTTTCTTTGAGCTGGGCAATCGTCATGCGCGACGGAATGGCGTGAGGATTGATAATGATGTCGGGCTTCAAGCCCGCCGCCGTGAACGGCAAATCGGCCTCGGGCACAATGTTGCCCACCGTGCCTTTCTGGCCGTGCCGTGAACTAAACTTGTCCCCGAGCCGAATCGGGCGAAGGGCGCGCACTCGTGTCTTGAGAAACGCGTACCCGTCGCCGTTGACGTCGACGTAGTTCTTGTCAATGTAGCTCTCTTCGTCCGTGCGGTGGACCTTGCTCTTGTCTTCAAACTTGACCACTTTCGTGGGGTCGTTGCGCGCCTCTTTGATAGGCACCACCTTGCCCATAATGACGTCCATGTTGTCGACGCGCGTGTTTTCAGGCATAATGCCTTCGGCGTTTAGCTTGCCGTAGTTGCCGAACTTCATCCCTTTGGTCTTGGTAGGGTCTGGGCGGCAGCGCGTCTCCGCGTCACCCTGCATCTTGCGGTCTTCGTCTTTTTCCGTGTGGTACGCTGTCGTGAGGAAGAGGCCGCGATCGATCGCGCCCTGGTTCACCATGACACTGTCTTCTTGGTTGTAACCCGTATGCGTCAAGATGGCGACAATAACGGGCATGCCCGAAGGAATCTCGTGGAGCTTGAGCATCGTCATGACGCGCGTGTCGACCAACGGGCGATGCGGGTAGCTTAGGACGAAAGCGGTTTTGTCCATGCGAGCCTGGTAGTTGGTGACATACACGCCCATGGCCTGTTTGCCCATGGCGCACTGGTACGTGTTGCGCGGGGACTGGTTGTGCTCGGGAAAGGGAATGCACGACGCCAGCACTCCAAAAATGGTACTGGGGTGCAGTTCGCAGTGCGTGTGCCGCGGCGTCCCTTCCGTCGGGCGAAGCGCGACAAGCGCGTAGTTCTGTTCCGCGGGGTCAATGTACTCCATCACGGCGGCCTGGACGCCGTCAACGAGCAAGTCGTCCCATTTGCCTTGCACGTACGGAGGGATTTTGCCGTCCGTCAACTTGTACAAGGGTCGGACGATTCGTCCTGCGTCGGTACAGAGTTGAATTTCGTTGGCCGCGTAGTCGAACACTATGGAAGTATAGATGTTGATTGTTGCCGCGGCCTTGCACCGTTTCATGTGCAGAAACAGCTCTTGGGACGCCAGTGTGTTGCCAATCCATGCGCCGTTGACAAACACTTTGGTTTCTAGAATGGTGGCCGCCGTGAGGTCGGCGTGGGGAATCACAAACGGCTCGGCTGCAGCGTAGACCGACGCGCTTTCGCATTGAATGGTGACGTGCGACATGTAGCTCAAATTCTTGACCACGCCAACGGACGGACCTTCGGGCGTTTCCGCAGGGCACAAGAATCCCCACGTGGTGTTGTGCAGTTTACGCGGCGCAATCAGCTTGCCGCTCTTGTCGACGGGGGTGTTGATGCGGCGCAGGTGGCTCAGGCCCGACGCGTACGTAAGGCGGTTCAGCACTTGGGCGACCCCCACTTTCGTGCTTCGCGCCTGCTTGAGGCCGAAATCGCCCGTAGAAAGAGCTCGCTTGATACCACTTTCAATGGTTGAAGACTTGATGATTTTGTAAATGTTGGTGGCATTCACAATGTTGGCGTAGTCGTCCGCTGACTTCCACGACCCCGTGTTCATCTCTCGAATGACCTGTTTTTGCATGTCCTTGACAAGCTTGTTGAAGTAGTTGCGGTACAGGTTGTTAAGGAGGATGCCCGTGAGATCCACGCGTTTGTTGACGTACGAGTCGCG